TTAATTATATTCAAAAATGTAACCATGCGAACTAGGTCTGAGTCCTCTACAGCATCTAGCAATACAAGTTTTTGATATTGATGTTAGTCTTGATGCCTCAGCAACTGATTCATATTTAGAAATAAATTCTCTGTTCAAATTATACTGAACTACTTCTTTTTTTCTCTTATCGGGTGTTATAACAAAGTCTTTATCATAACTCCAACAGAATCCTTTACAGGTGTTGTAAAAGCCTAAACAAACATCGCTAATGTTTTGCTTAACGGCATCAACTGCTGAAGCAGCTTGCGATAGTGATTCAAAGGAATTAATTAACTCACCTGATTTAGAATCAAATTGATAAACAGTCTTTTTTATGCCACCGCCTCTATCTTCATTATAGCCTTTTTCAGCTGATTCATAAAGTTGTATATAGTGAATTTCTTTTTTAGCTAATTCATCGCTTGTTGAGGCTGTATCAATTTGTTCCCATGTAAAAGCATCTATTCCGTAGATTTGAATTGCTTCTTGAAATTTAGAGCCACAACCCGTTTCTGATCTTTGATAATGATCTATTTTTCTTTTCTCTATACTTTGTGTTGTTGCTCCTATATAAATTTCATTGGTATTAATATTTAGAGCTTTGTATATTATATAACTATTGTAATTCTCTTTCATCCTTCATCTTTATTGTATATTCTCCTTTTTTCACCATTTCAATTAAACCTTCATTCACCAATTTATCTAATGACTTATATAAGGTATCTTTTGACATTATCTTTGTATCATTGTCTACAAAATCTCTTTTCAAATCTGCTGTTAAAGTAGTCTGACTATCCTGACTACGCTTACTTTGGATATAACTTAAAATACGATTTGGATTTGTAGAATCTTTTCTATAATCTATTTTAACATCCTTATATAAATCATATTTGTTTTCAATACTTATGTTTTCAACCCAATTTTCAGAATTGATTTTATATGTGTAAGCTGTTGTATCATCTTTCTCTACATACTTGTTATAGAGTACGGATAAGTAACTTCCGCCTCTAGTTGGGATATTTCCTAATCCAATTGCGTATTCAAATTCTTGAGCTATAATTCTACTTCCAGCAATACTGTCTTGATCTATTGGTTTTTCATTTCCTTTAGTATTGTGATGTACAATAATTATAGTTTTATTTAATGAAGAAATAAACGTCCTAAATCTTTTCACAAATCTTATGGCGGGTTCACTATTCTCAATTTGCCCTTCAAACATGTGAGAAAGACTATCAATAAATACATATTTTGGATCAACTTCCTCTATATATTTATTTATATAATTCCAATTATCGTCTGTAACTAAAAATTCGGGAAAATCTTCAGGCGTAGAGTAATAGTTCTCATTAAATAGAAGTTTTTCATCTTCTGTAAGTATAGAAATCTGTTTTAGATTCCTTCTACTTCTAACCCTAAAACTTTCTTCTAAATTAATAAATAAAACTTTTTCTGGTTTTCCTTTCAATGGGTAATTGAAGAATTCTTTCCTACCTACTGCCAACGAAATAGCTAAATTTTCCGCTAGTGTAGTTTTCCCTGTTTTACTTACTCCTACAATAAGTCCTTTAGAACCTTCTACTATTCCATTCCAAACGATTTCAGGTTCAGGTTCGTTTTGAATTTTTAAGATTAAATCTTTTGCTTTTGTAATTTTGAAGTTAAATTGACTAAACTCATTTTCATTTTGCTTAATAGCATCCATCTGTAAATAATTTAAAATTAATAAAATTTTAAATTACAATCTTAGTAACCTCTATATCTTTATTTGTGAGTCTATTTTATTGTCAGACCAGTCTGTTTAGTCAGACTAAATTATAAAGAGCTATAGCTTTAAGTTTTATTTTTACTATTTTACTCTTTTTACTCTTTTTACTTTTTTTACTTTTTTTACTTTTTTTACTTTTTTTACTTTTTTTACTTTTTTGAACTTTGAAGCTAAAAATACACAGTATTGTAATTTATAACAAAAATAAGAAATATATTTGACAATTCCTAATTTTAATAGGATTATTTTCATAAAAATATTAAATTAATGTTTGAAAAATCAAAAAAACTACATTTAGTCAAGTAAATGTAGTTCTCAATTAATAGCTATCACTTTTTCAGGGTTTTTTTGATATAGCAGAAAACGGCTCAAATAGTTTGGTTATACGAAATACAACATAACTGCTTAGATATTTACGGATAATTATAAGTCTACATATTAAAAATAAATATATCTTATACTTATTTTCAGTTAGTTAAACCAATATTTCAAAATAGTAATAATAATAAGGTTCTTTATCAATAATGTAGACTGTTTTTAATTCTAGTGTGACTTTAATTTCTTGTACTAAGACTATATTTCCTTTTTCAATCTTTTTTATTTTAACTAGTGCTCTAACTTTAAAAGGACTAAACACTCGTATTAGTACTCCATAATGAGTAATTATATAGATTTCTTTTGGAGAACTGTATTTTAATAGCTCTACCAGCGTTTTTTCTGTCATTTTTGTGGATTTATTTTATTCTTTTTAGGTGTTATTTGATATATAAATGCACTATTAAATGCTATTACTATATAATAGAAGGTCAAATAAAATTTATTCTTTTTAGACGTTATATGATAGGGTTTTTCTAACCTAACGTTTGATAGCAATGATTTTATGCTATTAAGTTTGAATTATAAAAAGGTCTCCCAATTTGAAGACCTCTTCTATTTAACTTAGTAAACGGATTCACTATCCACTACTTGATTTTCTAGCAACGAGGCTGTGTCTGTTACATACTCATAACGATGAGTTAATTCAATTACCTCTCCACTTTCTTTAATAGTGTATTTATAAGGCTCGCTAGTAACCTTAACTATTGCACCACTAAATTGACTTCCGATCAAACTCTTGCAAGTGATTTCATTAAAGGTTGCAGGAACTTTTACTGTCCGTGCGGTAAAATACATTCTACCTGTGGCTTCACTCTTAATTAATTCAACTCCACCTTGTAATATCAACAACATGAATTCTTTCCCATCTTCTTTTGTAACTGATTCAAAATCTACTACTGTAACCATAATTTTAATAATTTATAAGATTAAACATTTAATTGTATTTCCATAGATGATAATAATCAATCATAATTAATTCATCCACGGGGGTGCAACCCAAAATTTTGAAAGTGTCCGGGGGTGATCGTGGGTTAGTTCATGCTTTTTTTTAAAAAAAATTTAAAAAAATTCAATTTAAAGCATTAAAAAAGGGCTTACTTAATGTAGCCCTGTAATTACTATAAATTAATGATTGTTTGAAAATCTTACTAATCTGGTGTGCCTGTTAAACCTTTAACTGTTCTACGGACATAAAATGACCTGCCTTCTTTTTTCTTTACATTACATATCGTGAATGTATTAGTTTTTATTTTCTATTACAATATTGCTTTATCTTTTCATAGGCTGTTGGTTCATCAAGTTCTCCAGCTTTAGATAAGTCTTGGCACCCTTTAGTTTTTTCTCCTTTTTTAATATGAGCTAAACCTCTAATAAGATATGAATTTCCATTGGGTTGTATACCTATTGCTTTATTACAATCAGCAATACAGTTATCTAATTTTCCCATATTTAAAAATATTTCAGCTCTTGTATCCCAAATATACCATTCAGCTTTATCTAACTGTAAAGCTTTTTCAACTAGGGGCAAAGCTGCTTCATAATTCCCTAACTGCACTAAACAATATGCTTTGTTATTATAAACAGTGGAAAGTTTATTGTATTTAAGTTTAACTTTTTCTTGTATCGTCAGTATCTTATCATAGTCACTAATAGCTCCATATCTATCCCCAATTTCACTTTTTGCTAATGCTCTAAAAAAAAGATTATCAGGATTGTTAGGTTCGTTTTCGAGGCTTTTTGTGTAGCTTTTTATTTTATTTTTATACTCTTTTTCTTTAGTGTCTTCGGTAGAATAATTTTCAACCTCATTTGCTTTTGACTCTTGATTCTCAGGTTGGTTTTGATCCTCTGGTAAGTTTTGAATTTTCGATTTTTTAGAATTTTGCTCTGAAACAAATAGATTATATTCTGTAATAATTTCGTTTATTCCTATTTCTCTTTGGTTTAGTGCTTTTGTAGCACGAGCTAAATCTTCATCTTCCATTGAGGTTAAAACACTATACTCTCCGTTTAATCTCCCTAAAAAAGGTTCTTCTTTAATTAAGCTTTTTAATTCAAGTACCCATTTTTTTAAATGATATAAATACTTTTGATTTTCATCATATTTAGCTTGAAGAGCCATCGGAACTGACATTATTTCGCTATTAGTCATTGGGGTATAAGTAGAAGTAGATATTGTACTATTTCTATTTTGAGAGTATGTCGTTATGAACGATATTACTAGTAAGAATGTGAGTATTTTTTTCATTTTCATTTTCTATTATTTTTGGATAATTAAATTTTCAGTGTAATCTTTTTTGTAGGCGCCAAGTACATTCCTTATTATCTTTTTGCCATATTCATCTTTAGTAACAGTATTTCAGAATAATCTTTTGAGTAGCTTATATCTTGTAATTTTGACAAAAACTTAAAGTTGCTACTAATGAAGGTTATGTAAAAATTAATTATCACATGATAAGTAAAGATGCTCCTGATAAAACAAGAGCATCTAGTTTAAAACTATTTATAATGCATTATCAATAACATTCATTTTGTGTTCTTCAATTTTATAAACTCCATTTTTAAGAAAGTTTTTTGCAATCTTTTCTTGTTCGAACAAACTCAGATTTCTTACATTCTCATATCTTTTTGAATGTACTATTTCCTTTTGAAAGTATTTATACCTCCAGTCTATAGTTAGCTGCCCAGTACTATATTGAAATTTGATTAATTGATTACTTCCAATTTCATATAGATTAAATTCACGATTATCTAATCTTTCAATTACTCCTTTACCCTGATAAACATATTCGTTAATCATATTGGTTATTACATTAAATTTTTTATCTAATGTTTGTCCTTGTAGATCATCTTTATCTTTACTTAATGCAATAAAAAATTTTATGAGGATATAAAGAACTGCTACAATTACTATTGCCCAAATCATATTTTCTCGTTGTTAAATTCTACACTTTTTTTTCATATTAATAATTCGGTTTTAATCCTTTAATGGTAATAATAATACTGCTTTGATGGTTCTTTAATTTTCATATTTTTTGATTTTGGTTAATTTTTCTCACTTTGAGATACATACAAATTTAAATTAATTTTCGACTTATAAGTCGAGATTAGAAAATTTTTTTAGTTTATCCATTTGTTTTCTTTGTTTAATGTTGCAACAAACAGAATTAATAGAAGCTGAACTAGTTAAAATTCTATATAAAGCTTTCCTTGTAAAATTCAATGGAAATAAATCTGATTTTGCAAGAAAGGCTTTATGTTCAGAGACTACTGTTAGAAGAGTTTTTAGAAATGAACAAAGAATGACTGTTAGTTTATTATTAAGATTCTGTATAGCTCTAGATAAAGATTTTAAAGAAATTTTTTCAGAAGTAAATCTTTAATTAATATTGAATAAATTTCTATAGAATTTAATGAGCTTCTTTATTTTAATTTATTTGTAAGTTTTGTCATTGCATCACTAACTTTTTTTTGAACAATTTTTCCATAACTTTCTTGAGTTATATTCATGTTTGAATGTCCAAGTAGTTCAGAAACAATTTCCATTGGAACATCATTATAAAGTAGAACAGTAGATGCAAATGTTTTTCTTGCAATATGATGGGTAAGTGTTTTTTCTATCCCAAGAATATATGCAATTTCTTTAAGATAAGAATTGAATTTTTGGTTACTAATAACAGGGAAGATTTGATTACTCTCGCTAGAATATTTTTTAATAATTTCTTGTGCTTTTGGTAAAATTGGAATAGAAATTTGTCTTTGTGTTTTTTCACGTTTCATTTGAATCCAATCCATACCGTCAAATCCTGTTTGAATATTTTGTTTTTCAAGATTAGACATTTCGTTATAAGCCAAACCAGTATAACAACAGAAAATAAATAAATCCTGAATTGTAGTTAATCTTTTTTGTTTGAGCACTGTTTCTTCAAGTATTTTGAGTTCATCTGTAGTTAAAAATACCACTGTTTTGCGAACAGTCTTAGCCTTATAAAGTAAAAACGGATCTCTATCTAAATAGCCCTCTGATATAGCTTGCTTATAGGCGCTCTAAGTCTTTGAATAGTTTTATTGATGGTGATTTGCAGTTGCTTCTTTTCTACCTTTAAATAGTACTCAAAATCATTTAGAAATTGTAGATTTAATTCTTCAAGAGAAAAATCTGTTTTCTTAAACTTCCATTTCAAAAATGCTTCAAGATGATTGCCCACATAAACAAACTTGGTATAGGTAGTTTCTTTGAGCTCTATACCTATTAACTTCTTAATTTTAAAAAGATATTGGTTGTAATATGATAGTATAGACTCTTTGCTCTTTATTTCTTTACCAATGTATTTATTATAGATGTCATCAACAGAAAAAGGATTTTCCTGCAATTTCAAAATCATATAGATATTATTAATTTTTGATTTTATTACGTCAAGTTGAGAATTAAGTAAAATTGCATTTTCATAAGATTTTAGAACTGTTTGGGTTTTTGAATCCCAATATTCAGATTCTATTTGAATTCCTGTATTAAGCTGTTTCCTGTCTCCATTTAATGTGATTCTACAATACAATGGGGATTGATTCGTCCTGTTTGTTCTGTTCTTTGCTTGAACAAATAAAATTTTTAATTTTTTTTCTGTTGTCATAACTTTAGATTTAAGTTAGACATACAATTCAGTAGTGTAAAAGTGTTACCTATTTAAAAAAGTGTTACCTGGTATGTTACCTTTTTCTTCAAAAAACTTGTCAAAATGTCAAATATCAGATTTTACAGTTTGCAACAAATTAACTTGAAGTACTTATTTTACTGAGTTTAGTAAAAACAAAAAAAGCCCGACATTGCTGTCAGGCTTTTTAAAGCTCCCCCTCTTGGGCTCGAACCAAGGACCCTCTGATTAACAGGGAGGATATTATCGAAAGCAAAAGCATAACTATTTGATTTTTAAGCTACAAAATTGTTTAGAAATACGATTATTTATAAAATTTATTAACTCTAATTATTTTTTTATTAACGGTTGGTTAGATTCAAAATCTTCAATATCGTCAAGGATTTCAGAATTAAATATGTTCTCGCTATCATTGAAAATCCAATTTGCATTCACATCAAATTTTCTGCAAATGGATTCTATGTGCAATGTAGTAAAATGAGCTTTTCCGTTTTTAATTTTAGAAATTGTTTGCTCTAGCATTTCAACCTCAGAGCAAAAGTGCTTAACAGCTCGTACATGCTTATTATAAATCATGTAATCAATCAATTCTAAAATTTTTTTGTCAATTGTATTCACTATTATGATAATTGGGTAGTTTCTGCTACTGATTTTTGATTATATAATTTTTGTCAATTAATCTTATTCTATTATAAAAGGAAAGAATAAATGGAATTGCAAATTGATAAGCACTTAATTTATATAATTTGTTTTAACCTTTATATAAATTTATCGACTAAGGAAACAATAGAATTTATTATTGAAACGCTAGTATTTGCTCCTGTTAAAGTGTTTTTTAAAGTAGTCTTAAAATCTTCTTTCTTCTTCCAAAAAGCGGTAAATCCACCCTTCTCCAGTTCAGTTTTCCAAATTTCTTTATGTTCACCCATTTCAATGCAATATCCATAAATATCACTATTTTCTGCATATTCTAACAAATCCTTGTGATTTTCAATAAGATATTTAAAAATTGTCTTAATCTTTAATACTTGCCAGTCTTTAAAATAAAGTTTTTGAAAATCAATAGAATAATATGGCTTATTAGTTTCTATAAGCTTTTCTATGACTAAATCTATTTCACTTGCTTTAAATTCCATAATTACTAGTTTTGGGCTTTTAGAAATATTTTTTTTGCTTTATTTCGTTCAATTATCTTCTATTTTTTTTTCTTTGAATATCTACAATATTCAATATCTGTTCAATATCATTTATGTTGACTTCATAATCTTCATAAAAATCATTAAGAGAATGGAGTGTTAAAATTCCATTCTCTACATCATGTTTTATTATTCTCTTTATAACAATACCTCTTTCTTTATGTACTATTACAAAATCCCATTTGTTAATATGAAGCTTACTTTTCCAATATTCTTTATTAACATCCCTGCAAAGTAAAATATCACGCTCCTTTATAGCTTCATCAGTTCCGTCGTCCATACTGTCTCCTTTGGCTTCAAAGCAAATATACTTGCCCTTATGTTCCTGGTCAGCTGCAAAAGGAATTTTTGGTAATTCTTCTATAAACTCTGGATCTCCAAATCCACTCAAATACCCACCATAAGCGAATTGATTAACTAACGGAACATACATGACATTCATGATGTTGTAATTAACCCTAATAGCTTCAACTTCTTTGTTTATTTTGCTATTATCAATAAGCATACTTTCTAAACTTACTCCATCCGGCACTTCAAGTTCGAGTTCTCTATATATTTTAGTGAGTTTATCTAATGGTATTTTGTTTTGATCCGCTTCGTAATTCTGAACAGTTCTTAAAGAAACATTTAGCTTTTGCGCTAACGCACTTTGCGAAATTTTTTTTCTCTCTCTTAATTCTTTGATTGTCAACATTATAAATAAATTATGAAATATTATTGCGTATTTATTATGAAATAAATTTGCATATACGAAATATTATTGCGTATATTTGTACTATCAAAATTGATATATCAAAAATATATAAAAAAATGAGACTTACAGCAAAAGCAAAAGAAAAACTGAAAAATGATAGGGTTAAAATGGAAATAGCCTTGGAATTAGGAAAGTCTTATCTAACCTTAAGAAGGTGGATTAATACGAAAGAAGAAGAAGTGCATGATAACATTACTACTAAAAGATCAATAGAGGCTATTATGAAACACACAGGGTTGAAAGAAAACGAAATATTTGAAGAAGCGTCAGTTGAATCAATTATTCCTAAAAATTAAAAAAATGAATCAAACAAAAATACTTAAACGATTGGACCAGCTGGAAATACTAGGCGGTTTAATGCTACAAGAAGCTACGATGCTGAAGCAGGAGTTACTGGGTGTGGTGCCTGGTAACTCCACCCGAAAGGGGTTAAGTGCTGTTGAGGTAATGAAAATAAAAGCGAAAGCTGAAAAAAGAAGACAGGGAAAATAAAAAAACCGACTGCGGAAACAATCGGTTTAGAAAATTAAATTTTAATCAGGGTGAGTAAACCCATAAATTCAATGACAATGGCAAATTTAGAACAAAAATTATCAAACAACAAACGTTTAGCAGTTTTAAATGCTAGATATGAAAGACTGATCGAGCTGAACCAAAACCATCAATATACTTCGATGGTATTTACTAAAAATGGTTTAAAACCGAATCCAAAAGCGAAACAGTACACAAAGCTTTTAAAAAGGATTTATCAAGAGAAAGCAAGCATCTGGATTTCCAATAGAAAAGACAATAAAGTGTATGCTGAAAATCTTGAGACTGCAAAGACTGCAATAGTTTCAATGACACGTGACCATTTATTCCACTTGACTGCACCATTAACCTTAATGAAATAAGATTATGAAAAACAAGATCGAAATTGAATTACGAAATGGTAAGTGGCTGGTAAATGGTAAAGCTTACCAGGACTTATCCGATGTAGAGAAAGAATTTTTTAATGAATTTCTCATTGCGATGAGAATGGCAACTAAATCTGTCCCTGATCATGCTTATTATTAAGTGGTTTATTAAACAACCGAAAGCAGACAAAGCAATGATCCTTTTTCTACTACTGTCATTAAGCTATTTCGCAGCTGGAGTAATCAAAACAACAATTAAACTTTAATCAAAATGAGTAAAACAAACACGCTAGAATTAATCAATAGTACTGCACCAGGTAAGATTGCAGAACTTGAAATGGTAAAAGAAAAATTCATTACGAACTATAACCTGGCCAACGGAAGCAACCAGGGCGATTTGATGTACCATCGCCAGTTGGTGTACTTCAATCAGAACATTTCAAATGTACCGGCACTTCAGAACAGCGACAAGTTTTCATTATATGCCTGTTTTATAACGGCTGCAGTAAATGGGTACTCTTTCGACCCGGAAGACAATGAAGTTTATTTAGTAGCATACAAAGGAAAAGCAACTTTAATGCGCCAAGCTGGCGCACACGTTCGTCGACTAATCAGGACCAAACAAATACAATTTGTAGAGCAAGCGAAATTGGTATATGAGGGTGATCTGTTTGAGGTTGAAAATGGCAGGGTAAAACGACATATTGAGACCTTTCAATCTGAAAAGGTAGTAGCTGGATATGCCCGGTTCGTACTTGACGTAAATGGTGCAGATCGTTATTTTATCTACCGCAAATCAGATTTTGAAGCTTGGAGAAAAAAATCGCCTAATCCAAGAACCATTGAAAAAGCAGGGCAAAACGGTACCAAATACCTAGCGGAATCATTATGGGACAATGGTGTCTTAAATGGAACCGAATCGGATCCTGGTTTCTTAAGGACAAAAATAATCAAACATGCCTGTAAAGAGAAATGTTGGGCCACAGGTTCCACTCCTGCCGGTGCAGAAACTTTTTCAGGTGTTGAGGTTGAGGAAGAAGAATTCGCTCCTGAAGCAGAACCTGCACCACCTACACCACCGGTCCGAGAATATTCCAAATTCGAAGATGTACCAGAAGGTACGAGTGTGGAGGAAGTAGACGAAGAAGCATTTTAATTATCAAATTTCTATCAAATGAGTACACAAATAGCAACGCAAAACCAGTTACAGGAAGTAATTGTAAGCGGATCGGAGATTCTGCAAAAAAGTGAATTAAGGGTATCGAGAGCATTAACGGTTGGGGAAAAACTAATAGTGGAAATAGAAGCCAATGGCATGAGTGCTGAAATGGACGAAAGAGCAAATAAGTTTTTAGTGAATTGCCGCAACGCAAAGTCTGAAATTGAAGCACAAAGAAAACCCATTACTACTTTTTTTGATACCATCAGAAAACAGTTCACGGAAATTGAGGGCAACCTGGACCCGAAAAAAGCGGATACGTATCCTGCAAAAATACAAACACATCGTGATGCTTATGTAAAAAAACTGCGTGACGAAGAGGAAAGAAGAAAGCGTGAAGCACAGGCAAAATTGGACAAAGACAATGAAATCATCTCAATCAGGGCCGCTATTGATGCTCAATTGTCAGAGTATGTTCAAGCTCATGTTCTGGAACGCAAACAAAAACTTCAATATACTTTTAATGCAATTACACTGGAGACTTTTGAAGCCAAGCAGAAAGCATTGAAGACGCTGGCTATTTCTTATGACAGGGCACACTTCAATTCGTTCTTCCCAATCTGCCAGAGGAAGCACGTTTCACAAGAAGAAGTCATTGAAATAATGAGAGAAGTGACAGGTACCAAGGATTTTGACTTAATAGCGGCGGTTATTGTAAGCGAATTGCAAAAATTCAAATCAGAACTTATCGACAAATTGCCATCCTTAAAGACTTCATTGGAAGAAATGGCAAAAGCCGGGGCAGAAGAAAAAGAACGCCTTGCAGCAGAAAAAGCCAAACGTGAAGCCGAAGCCGAAGAAAAAATGAAAGCGGAAGCCGATGCCAAAGCCAAAGCGGAAGCGGAAGCGGTAGAGCGTAAAAAAGTGGCAGAACAAACCAACGCCTTAATGGATAATACAATGTTGATCAACTCTGTTGCGCCCGAGACGCGGGACGGTTTTAAACTCAACATACTAAATATTAGTGGTGTGGCTGAGGTGTTTACATTCTGGCTTCAAAATGAAGGGATAAACATGACTATTGAAGATATGGAGAAAAAAACAATAGCACAGATGAAGGCATTCTGCGAAAAAGTAGGCCATAAGTCAGGTAATATGATTGTGAGTAAAAACGTAAACTATGAACCGGTGTATAAAGCCGTAAACAGGAAATAGTATGGGACAGATAGCAAACGATATGGTCAATGGGTTTAGTTGTTCGGAATGTGGAATTTATTTTGAAAAGGCACATGGTTATCCTGTGTTATGTGAATATTGTTTTGAAGACATTGATCAGGATGATGAATGCTTTTTACCAAGAGCAACCGAAGAAGAATTATAAGATGGAGGGGTACTATGAAAGGAACGAAGTAAGCAACTCGGATTTGTCCTGGCTCAATTCTTATTGGCAACCTGAAATGGATGAGGTTGTAAAACAGAAAGCTTACAAATTTGGTTCACTAATCGATGCCATTATAACCGAGCCTGAAACGGTAGACTATTTCAAATATATGGTAGGTAAGGTACAGTACTCACAGGAAGATTTTGAAAGGGCTATCGAGATGAAAAAATCATTTATGAAAGATGATTTGGCAAAGCACATCCTGCAGCAATCGGAAACTCAAAAAGTAATGATTACTAACCGTTCCTTTCATTATGATGGTGTAGATTTTAAACTGGATGTCAGGTGCAAGTGGGATTTGTGGATGCCCAATTTAGGTTGGGGCGGTGACTTAAAAAGCACTACCGCAACCACACAAAAGCAATTTGAGGAAGCCGTCAGGTTCTTTGATTATGACAGGCAGCGGGCGTGGTATATGGATATCGCCGACAGCAGACAGGATATATTAATTGGAGTTTCTAAAGTAAACTTCAAAGTGTTTAAAGTGCCGGTTCGTAGAGACGATGAACTTTATAAAAATGGATTTAAGAAGTATAATGAGCTTGCTTTTAAATGGTGGGCATTATTTGAATAACAAATGAAATATAAAATTTCACTTGAAGAGATTAAAGAGATATCAGAGAAATATGGATATTATTTAATTGACTATCAAGAAAATATAGGGTTAATTTCATTCGGAATTAAAGATGTGAGGATCAACATATACCTTACTAAAATGACAGTTTCAACATGTATTAATCATCCAAAAAAAGGAAAGACACAACTCTTCAGAAAAAATGTTACAAAAGACCTTCTTGAAGAATTATTTGCAAAACCAAGAAAGCACACTGGCAAAGGTTATTATACTAAAAATTAAAATATGAATAATACAATAGCAACACACTCAGAAATCAAAGCAGAACTAATTCAAATGCAGAAATTTCTGGAAATAGAATTAAGCGAAGATGCACAGGAAGCAGTAGTAAGAGGCAACACGCTAACAGTTTATATGGCACGTTCCGGAAAGCTTTTGGCAGATGCAAAAATATTGCACGATAGAAAATTACGAAGTGACATCATCGAACAGATCAAGAGTATCAATTCAATGGCACCAAGTGTGGCGGTAAAGTTTACCAACACTTTAGTTGAAAATGAAAGCTACCTGGTCAACTGGGCCACCAGGATCAATGCAAGCTGTACCCACCAGTTAGACTGGTGCCGTACACTCATAAGCAAAGCAAAAGCAGAAATGCAGGCGTTTAATAATTAGATAAAAATAAAATGGGATACAACACAGATTTTTTAGGAGAATTAAAATTTACGACAGAATTAACTGGTAAAGCATTAGCAAAAGTAAAATCTTTTTTAGGAGAAAATTGCCGGGACCACCCAGAATGGAATAGTAACGGTTCTTATATACAGCTAGAGTTCAATGATGACTTTACAGGTTTGAAATGGGACGGTAACGAAAAGACTTATGGAATGACAGAATCTGTAAATCTTATTATTAGAGAAACCAAAAAAGAGTTTCCAGACTTTGGATTACAAGGTCAATTTATTTGTCAAGGAGAAGATATAGAAGATAGATGGTTATTAAAAATAGAAAACGGAATTGCCATCGAAAAGAAAATTGAAATCAAAGGTGAAAAAATAAGATGTCCTCATTGTGAGGAAGAGTTTCTATTAGAAACAGAGGAATAACCAATTAAAAACTATAAAAATGGATATTACAATCAAAAATGCCAGCATTAAAAGGATCCTATTCCTAAAGTATGGCTATGACCACTTTGTTAACAGTACAAAGTACACTCACAACTCATCGGGCGATGCGCCTATTCACAACGACTTACGGGAAGCATTTCAAAACCTCATCCCTCATTTCGCTTTTATCTGCGAGGAGATAAACGAAAGTGTTTGCAGACAAGCGATCAATGACATTAAGAAGGGGGTTATCCAGGATCCTGAAACTGACCCATTACGCAAATATGATGTAACTGGATTTACTTTAGGAAAGGACAGCGAAGGTGTTACAATTTCGGGCAGCAAAAGCTTAGAAAGTAGAAAATCGATACACATTAATACGCCATTTATAAAATGGGATGATGATACGTATCCTTTTATGACTGAACTACTGGAGGCTGTGGATTTATTAAAGTCAGAAGTGTATGAATATATCGAAGGTAAACGCGCCCCGGTTAAGCATCAGACCATTGATATGTTTGAGCAACAAGAGGACGATGAAGACGAAGGCCCAAGTCTAAAACACTTTGCAGACGTGGAGATATAAGCAGTACTTAATAAATCAGAATAAATGCAAATAGTTGAATTTTTAAACGAGTTTCATATCACTACAGGCTTTGGCAGGTTCAAAGACAAAGAAAAGGATATGATTAAAAACCTGCACTATCCAGACGGGAATAAAGCCTACCGTTGGAACAATGAGAAGAAGGTCTGGATAGTGCCTATTTCATTTAAGGAAAAAGTGTACCATATCGGTAGGACATGCCGGGCTTCACACATTCAGATTAAAGACAACCTACCTGAAAGGGTAGATACCATTCCGGCGCTTCCCAAACTTGATATAGCTATTCCTTTGAAAAAAGGCGCGATGCGTAATTATCAGGAGGAGGGTGTGGCCCGTGGGCTACAACTCAAAAGGTTTATTAACGGAGATCAGCCTGGATTGGGAAAGACCTTACAGAGCATTGCCACGCTCGCTGGTGCAGAAATTAAAGGCGATATAACATTTCCTGTATTGGTTATTTGCCCTTCAGCATTAAAGATCAACTGGAGCCGTGAGTTTGAAATGTGGACGGATAAAAAAGCTATTGTACTACACGACGGAATTAAAGATACATGGCAACGCTGGTGGGAGATGGACCTGGCCGATGTATTCATAGTGAATTATGAGTCCATGAAAAAGTATTTTGTTACCGATATGCCGACTAAGAAAAATTTAAGTCACAGCAGTCAGATTATAATGGATCCGCGGGTCAATATGTTTAAATCAGTAATCATTGATGAGAGCCATAGGTTAAAGGACCCGAATTCCATAACCGCGAAAATCTGTATCAATGTGACGAAAAATAAAGAGTACATCATATTGCTTACCGGAACACCGGTAGTAAATAAACCTGTCGACTTGTTCAGCCAGCTGGCCGTGATGTTCAAGCTCAATCATTTTGGAGGTGCCAACGGTTTCAAACAACGCTACTGCGAGGGCGGGCGTGGTGCTGCCAATCTCGCTGAATTAAATTACCTGTTGAATGTGACGTGCTTTTTCCAGCGCAAAAAAGAAGATGTGCTAAAAGATTTACCGGCACTTACGAGGCAGACCATAATTTGTTCCATTACGAATAGATCTGAGTTTGATAAAGTAAAAAATGATTTTGTCAACTTCTTAAAGAAGTCGGACCTGACAGATGCCGAAATAAAAAAGAAAGTAAATGCAGAGGTAATCGTGAAGATTACGATGTTGTTGCAGCTTTCTGCCATTGGAAAAATAGAAGCCGCTCAGGAATATATCGATGAAGTGGTAGGAGCGGGTTTAAAGATCATTATTGGGGTCAAGCACCAGATCATCGTAGATAGTTTAATGAAGCTTTATCCTAAAGCCGTATGCGTAACGGGAAGGCAAAATGCAATTCAAAAGCAAGTTGCTGTAGATGGGTTCCAGACCAACCCGGGCATAAACATCATCATTGTGAATTACAAAGCGGGAGGTGTTGGTATCACACTTACGGCTGCATCTGAATTGCTTTTATTGGAACTGCCATGGACACAGGCAGACGTGGAACAGTTCGAGGCACGGGCGCATCGTATGGGCCAACCGTCGGGCGTAAGGTCTACCTCATTACTTGGTGAAAATACTTTAGATCAATGGATGTATAATATCATCCAGGAAAAGAAAGTAATAGCCAATGCCGTAACCGGTAATGAAGATGATATCCCGGTGAGTATGATCAGCAAAGTAATTGATTTATTCAAGTGATGGAAGCCCAGGTAGTGGAGGTCGTTTGTTGCAATTCGTTGAACGATGCCAACACCTGGTATATTTTCAGGGCAAATGGTGTAGAGGTTAAGATTGTATTTATTAAAAGCCAGTTCAAACCAGACAAGAAGTTGACACATTTAGAAATAGAATATTTGAACAATAACTTAATATAAAATGGCAGCAGACGAAAAAAAATCCTTTGTGTTATATGCCGACTTACTGAATTTGGTAAGCCAGCTGCCAGATGAAACTGCGGGAAAACTTTTTAAAGTAATACTTCAATATGTAAATGATGTAGAAGTATGCATAGAAGATTTGCTGTTAAAGGTTGCCTTTGAGCCTATACGTGCCCAACTGGAAAGAGATTTCGCAAAATGGGACAAGATAAAAATAAGGCGTTCAGAATCAGGAAAACTGGGAGGCAGGCCAAAAAAAGAAGAGATTCAGACCGAACCGGAAACAGAAGCAGAAAAAGCAAAAAAAGCAAATGCTTTTTCAGAAAAGCAAAGCAAAGCAAAAAAAGCTGTAACTGTAAATGATACTGTAACTGTAACTGATACTGTAACTGTAATAAATAAAGAAAGAGAAAAGAAAAACTTTTCTCCACCCTCTCTTTTGGAAGTTCAGGAATTTATTATTGAAAAAAAGTATGGTGTTAACGCACATTCATTCTGGAATTTTTATGAAAGCAAAAACTGGATGGTTGGAAAAAACAAAATGAAAGATTGGAAAAAAGCAGTTGCAGGTTGGGATTCAAGAGAAAAAGAGAATTTAAAAAATAAAGATCAAAATGGAAAATCAAATAATACCAGTGGAACAAAGCAAGCTTACGAGTTTAGCGTTGACCGAATTATCGAGACCTACACTGGCGATTCTGAATGAGGATTATCCAAAGGTTAAAACCATAGAATCCAAACAGGAAATCAATGGCCTGCTAAACTTTTTAATTACAATTCTAAACATCAAAGTTTCAAGCGAAGAAGAAAATCGGCAACTCGATAAGCAGATGATTTTGATTTTTGATTTAATAAAAACCAAATTCGGAAGCATGACAGTTCCCGAAATCAAAGAAGCATTTAAGATGTACGTGGCCAAAGAATTCGAAGACGTCAAAGTCTTTAGGGTTTTGGATTGTGTGGCAGTAGGTGAAGTATTAAATGCTTTCAGAGAATACAGAAACGAAAGCCTTCGGGTGTATGATAACAAAAAGAAAAAGCTATTAGAAATGTCGGTACTCAGTAAAGAACAAATAAAAAGAAATCATGAGGAATTTTTGAAAACTATTTTCGATGATTTGAATGAAACAGGATTTAGTAGTGATTGTTGGCTGGTTTATGAAGCCTTGGAAAAAAAGGGACTAATTACGATATCAAGTTCAGAAAAAAAGAAATTATATGAACAACAGGCCCAGATTTATTTAATAGAGCTGGTGCAGGAAACTACAACAAAATTTTTTCATTCTGCAAAATTTGTCATTGAGGAAGTAAGGAATAAAATAAGTACTGGTAAGATAATAGGTTCTGTAGCAAATAAATGCCGGAGCATTGTAGCTAGCGAATTCTTAAAAGATTATTTGACAGACTTTGAAGAATTTAAAAAGCAGATAGATGGCATGGAGCGAAAATGATTTAAAGAATTTAAAAGCCAAAGGTTACAAGATTGAGGACAGCCAGGATTCTGGTCCTGATGATAAAGATGCTACTGAAACGAAACCGAAAGCAAGAACCGGAAAGATATCAGTTGAAAAAAACACGATTGAGTTATTCCTTAAACAATTCCAGCAACAGGGAATAATTGAAAGTTATACAATGGAATACCGCTTTGATGAATTTAGAAAGTTTCGGTTTGACTATGCAATACCAAGCGTCATGATCGCCATAGAGTATGAAGGGATCATGAGCAGCAAGTCAAGGCATACTACAGTAGGTGGCTACTCAAAGGATATTGAAAAGTATAATCTGGCGGTTACGCAAGGTTGGAAAGTGTTACGATATACGGCAATGAATTATCAGGATTTATATACTGATTTAGAAAAACTACTACATATAAAATCAAATTAAAAATAAAGCAATGATTAATATTAGAGAAAGCGTAAAAAATTATAATGATTTTTTAGAGAGTAAGATACTGGAGATTCCAAACACAGGATTTGAATATGATAGTTTTCACGAAAATACATTTCCGCATCAAAAAGATACCTGTAGGTGGGCACTGCATGGTGGAAGGCGTGCCATCTTTTGTTCTTTCGGTTTGGGAAAAACAGTCATCCAGTTAGAGCTTGCAAAAGCCGTAATCGAGAAAACAGGAAAACCATTTCTTATTGGCTTACCACTTGGGGTCATGGGTGAATTCCGTGATGATGCGAAAAATATTTTAGGATTGGAAGTGGATTACGTAAAAGATCAGGAGGATGCGGAACATGCACAAAGTTTTTATGATAAACCACAAATCATGTTATCCAATTACGAAAGGATCCGTAACGGTAACTTCGATACTTCTTATTTCGGAGGAGTGTCGTTTGATGAAGGTGACGCTATCCGGAACCTCGATACTAAGACATCGGATTACATCATAAGTGAAATGTCTAAGATCGAATACCGTTTTATTGCCACGGCAACGCCCGCTCCTAACGAATACACTGAAATCCTGAATTATGCAGAATTTTTAGGAGTGTGCGATCGCGGGCAAGTATTAACCAGGTTCTTTCAGCGGGATAGTACTACAGCCAACAACCTTACGCTCTATCCGCACAAAGAGAAAGAATTTTGGATGTGGGTACGCAACTGGGCCATCTTCATTGAATATCCATCTGACTTAGGTTATAGTGATGAAGGCTATAGGCTTCCTGAGCTAAAAGTACATTATCATCAAATCAATTTAGAAAATCGTTCCATTAAAATCGACAGGGACGGCAATGTGAAAATGTTTACCGATCCTGCAAAAGGAGCACCGGAAGCATCAAAAGAAAAAAAAGAAAGCCTGGCATTGAGAATTGATAAGTCTATAGCCATAGCGATGGAGCATCCGGATAAGCATTTTATTTTCTGGCATGACCTGGAAGATGAGAGAAGGTTATTGGAAAAAAAACTACCCAAGGAAAAAGCTAGGTCGGTGTACGGTACCCAGAAGCAAGAAGTAAAAGAGGAATTGCTTAATGGATTCAAAAACGGGGAGTTTCAATACTTAGCCACTAAACCTTCAATTGCCGGGGCCGGATGTAATTTCCAAAAGCATTGCTCTGATGCTATCTTTTGCGGTATCGGATATAAGTTCAAAGACTTCATCCAGGCCATACACAGGATCCTTCGCTTCAGGCAATCCAATGAAGTCAATATCCATTTGGTATTCACGGATGCCGAACTGGAAATACTAAAAAAGCTGGAGCGTAAATGGTCCGACCATAAGAGGATGATTGCTGAAATGACAGCATTAATGAAAAAGTACGGACTGGACCAGAAAGCACAGATAGCTGAACTTAAAAGGGCAATCAATATCAATCGTCAGGAATGGAAAGGAGAAAAAGCAACTTTGATAAATAATGACTGCATCGATGAAGTAAGAACATTTGCTGACAACTCCATACAGATGATACTTACCTCCATTCCCTTTAGCGATCAGTACGAGTATTGCGAAAATTACAGGGACTTCGGGCACAACGATGGCAACAAAGGTTTCTTTGAACAAATGGATTTCTTAGTTCCGGAACTATTACGAGTTTTAGAGCCTGGGCGTATAGCTGCCATTCACGTAAAAAACAGGATGCAGTTCAAATATCAGAACGGTGTAGGTTTCATAACGCTTATTGATTTCAGGGGGCTTACTACTGCCAACTTCCAAAAGCATGGGTTTCATTTACTCGGCGAGCATTATATCGATACGGATGTGGTACGTGAGAATGTACAAACTAATCGTTTGGGATGGACCGAGAATTGTAAAGACAGCTCAAAGATGGGGTGCGGATCACCGGAGTATCTTTTAATCTTTAGAAAAGCACCTACGAGCAATGATAATGCTTATGCTGATGTGAAAGTAGCAAAATCCAAAACCGAATATTCCAGAGGCAAATGGCAGCTGGATGCTCACTCCAGATGGAGAAGCAATGGGAACAGGTTACTGTCTCCGGAAGAGCTGCGGTCGATGGATTTAAAGAAGATTTCCAGATGGTGGAAGAACTACATTAAAAACAATCCGTACAACTTTGAAGATCACGTAAGCTTATGCGAGATGCTGGATTCCATGAAAAAGCTGCCTTCGGGTTTTATGGTGCTATCTCCATTTACCCATACTCAAAATGATTATGTATGGGACGATATCAGTAGGATGCATACGCTTAACACACAACAAACGAGCAAAAAAAAAGAGAAGCATGTTTGCCCGCTTCAGTTCGATATTGTCGACAGGGCCATCGAACGCTACACCAACGAAGGTGATTTAATTTATGATCCTTTCGCAGGAATTGGAACGGTGCCATTGCGGGCCATTAAAAAAAAGAGAAGAGGCATAGGAACCGAACTGCACGAGCTATACTGGAAAGATAGTGTAGAGTATGTAAAAGCCGAAGAATATCACCAGTCCGTACCCACTTTATTTGATTTAGCAATATGAAAAATCAGCTTAACATTTTTGGAACTGAAAAGATAGCTGTTGCTGATTCTATCGAACTTACAATCCAAAGTTTAAAAGAATATGGAAGCAAGCACAAGCATTGGGCTGCAGCATGGAGTTGGGGAAAGGACAGCACGACAGTAGTAACTCTGGTAACCCAGCTGATAAATACGGGCCAGATTCCCGCTCCGGAATCATTTACAATTTTCGCGGCCGATACCAGGATGGAATTAATACCTCTTTGGCTTTCCGCACAAGTTATAAAAAAACAGATGGAGGAGAGAGGAGTTAGGGTTGAAATAGTAACCGCCCCAATAGATGACAGGTTTTTGGTTTATATCTTGGGGAGAGGAGTTCCGCCGCCTTCCAATACTTTCAGGTGGTGTACTGGACAGATAAAAGTAGAGCCGATGGAAGAAGCCCTTTCAAAGTTTATTACAGATAAAGATGAAAAAGTCTTGATGCTTACAGGCGTGAGACTGGGAGAAAGTGCAATCCGAGACCAACGTATAAATGTAAGCTGTTCTAAAGATGGGGCTGAATGTGGACAAGGCTGGTACCAGAACGGCTTGAAAAACGATCTATGCGCAACCCTAGCCCCAATACTGCATTGGAGGGTCTGCAACGTGTGGGACTGGCTGAAAGTATTAGCGCCAATGGAGAAGCATGGTAGCTGGAATACCGCTTTACTTGCTGATGCTTATGGAGGAGATGAAGCTGAAGAAATTAATGCGCGTACAGGATGTATAGGTTGTCCTTTGGTAGAAAAAGACAAATCTCTTGACACAATATTAAAAAATCCTAAATGGCAATACCTAGTGCCATTAAAAAGATTGAAAATGATTTATAGAGAGATGAGATTTCCAAAATATAGACTTCGTAAAAATGGTAATGAGTTTAGAAAAGATGGATCCTTAGCAAAGAATCAATATAGAATGGGGCCATTAACACTTAAAGCTAGAGAGTATTTTTTAAATGAAATATTATTCATTCAAGAAGAGGTAAATACAAAAGCTATTGAAATAGGAATGCCGGTTATTGATATTCTAAATTCTGAAGAAAAAATTAGAATCGTTGAATTAATAGAGGCCAAAACGTATCCGAATAAATGGTCAGGAGATGAATTAAACGCATCAATTCCTCAAGATGAAATAATCTATTCTGATGGAAGCATCATGGAAACACTTTTTAAAAACATAACAGAGTAATGACAGATTCTCAATTAAAAACGGAAACCTCCGCTTTTATAGCTCACGTAAAAAAAACAGCGGATTTAACTAAACCGTTAGTCTTTTGGATTGATTTGTTCTGTGGGGCCGGGGGAACTTCTACCGGCATCCACTTTACTAATATTGCAAATATGTTTGTTGCGGCATGTGTCAATCATGATGCCAATGCAATACTAAGCCATGCACTTAATCATCCGGATACGCTTCATTTTACAGAAGATATTAGGGACTTTGAAGTTGTAGAAAAGCTAAAGTATCTGATTGATGAATTGCGCAAAAACTTTCCAAAATGTATAATAAATATTTGGGCGTCACTTGAATGCACGAACTTTTCAAAAGCAAAAGGAGGGCAGGCTAAGGATGCTGATAGCCGTACATTAGCTGAGCACATGTTCATGTATCTGGAAAGTTTGAACCCAGATTATTTTTGGATTGAAAATGTGCGGGAATTCATGAGCTGGGGGCCGCTAGATGATAATGGTAAACCAATTTCGAGAACTGAAGGTAAGGACTATATTAAGTGGATCGAGAATGTGAAGTCTTACGGATATCGCTATGATGCTAAGATATTAAATTCAGCCAACTACGGTGCCTACCAAAGTCGCGAACGTTTGTTCATTCAATTTGCAAAAAAAGATTACCCTATTCAATGGCCGGAGCAAACCCATACAAAGGATAAAGTTGTAAGTCCTTTATTTCCTATGGCAAAATGGAAACCAGTTCGCGAAGTATTAGACTTAACGGATGAGGGCGTGAGCATCTTTGAAAGAAAAAAGGAACTATCTGATAATACATTAAAACGCATTTATGCTGGACTTATAAAATTCGTTGCAAATGGTAATGATGTTTTTACCAAAAGGTATAACGGAGGTAAATTAAATCCGGAACAAAAAGTAAATTCAATAGATAAGCCCATGGGAACTATTTGCACCAACGGAACCCATGCCCTGGTAAAATCAGTTTTTATTAAAAAATATTATTCAGGTCGGCCAGAAGGTAAAGTAATAAGTATAGATGGTCCTGCAGGGACAGTTAAATGTATTGATGGCCAGGCAATGGTTACGGCTTCACATTTTATTCAGCAAAGGTATACTGGAGAACCAAAAGCTAAAATTATTGATGTGAATGGCCCTGCTAGAACTATTACCGCTACAGGAGGCAATCAGGAGATAGTTACAGCTTCACACTTGAATACCTATTACGGTAATGGCGGGATTCATTCAATCGATAAACCTGCACCTACTATTACAACAAAAGATAGGATTAGTAAAATAGATGTAAACTTTATTGACCAGCAATACGGGACCGGGGTTGCAACTTCAATTGAGAAACCAATAGGAACACTTACGACTATTCCAAAATTTAGTTTAGTCAAAGCAAAGCAATACGTTTTTAATCCATCATGGGGAGGTAACAACGGAAGTATTGATAATCCCTGCTGCACTGTTGTAGCCAGACAAGATAAATCTCCTCTTTATTTGGTGTCTACTGAACTGGGACAAATAACTATTCCAGTGTATGAAAGTGATTCGGAAACGATGATATTAATAAAGGAGTTTATGGTTACGCATGGTATAATCGACATTAAAATGCGAATGTTAAACATCCCGGAACTAAAGCAAATCCAGGGATTTCCAAAAGATTATAAATTGATAGGGAATTCAACACAACAAAAAAAGTTCATTGGAAATGCTGTAGAAGTTAACCAGGCAAAAGCTTTGGTGAGATGTAGCTATTTTTCTTTAGTGGAATACTTTAAAAAACAAGCAGCTTAATTAAAAATAACTAATAGTAGATGGCAAATGATGATTATCCGGTAGGACAAAAAAAATGCGCTTGGTGCGGGGAAGAAATCGATGTTTATAGCAATGCACAAAAATACTGTAGTCGTTCAGATAGTCCGGAATGCCAAGACGACAGATACTTCAGTAAGTCATGGGATAAAGGAAGGCATCCTATACAAATGGAACAAAAGGAACTAATAAAATCATTATGAAAAAATTGATAACGATTAATAGTCTTTCAGGTGGTAAAACCAGTTCTTATTTAGCAGTAAATCATCCAGCAAGCGTTGAAATGTTTGCCATAGTTTGTATAGAAGACCACAATGCTGCTGGTTGGCTTAAAAAAGATAAGAAAGCCTTGCAGTATGCTAATGATAAACTCGAAAAGTATATTCCGATCTATGGAGAATTTCGAGCAACTGCAGAGGATCCTTACATCATTTACACAATGATGCAATTAGAGCAAAAAATAGGACGTGAAATAGTTTGGGTTCGTGGAAAATCATTTGAAGATGTCATTAAACAACATAAAGCATTACCAAATCAAGTTTGGCGATTTTGCACTACTGATCTTAAATTGATTCCAATCTTTGAATATACCTATATGAATTATGGTGAAGATGTCCTCATGAGATTAGGAATAAGATACGACGAAAAAGAAAGGGCCGAAACCATTTCAAATGAATTCAAATTCCCATTTTCCTGTAACAACTATGGAAAGAAAAAGCAAAATTGGAAAACAGTTGAATGGCGTAATGTTGAATATCCAATGATTGAAAACGAAGATACTCATTATCGTGTTACACAGTTTTGGAATAATAATACGGATGTTAGGTTTTCTGAAGATAGTAATTGTCAAATGTGTTTTTGGAAACATATACAGCAGTTAAGGAAAAACTTTGAAAGCAACCCGCCAATAATGTATTGGGCTGGTATACAAGAGTTGGTTAAAGGCAACACTTTCAAAAAAGAAATAAGCCTATTAGAAACAAAAGAAATAGGTATCCAACAAGATTTCAATTTTGGCGGAGGTGCTGAAAATTGTAAGTCAGGCTGGTGCCGAGGTTAGAGAGAAGGATAGATAATATTGTTTTTTAAAAAAATAAATCTGATAAAAATGGCACAAGATTCTAAAATAGAGTGGACAAATCACACGGCCAATTTATGGTCCGGATGCACAAAAGTGCATGAAGGTTGTGATAATTGTTATGCAGAGACATTATCCCACAGATGGGGCAATGATGTTTGGGGCAATGATAAACCCAGGAAGTTGGTAAAGAAAGTATGGGCAGATTTAGCTAGGTTTCAAAAAACGGCATCCGTGGCAGGAGAAGTTCACCGGGTATTTGTCGGCTCCATGATGGATATATTCGAGAAATCGATGCCATTGATTGATGGAAAAGGAAATGAAATTGTTGTAGAACAAGAAGATGATTTTGCCCGAAGACTTTTAACTGGAGATTTACGCCAGCAATTATTCAATAATATTACAGTAGGCTTATATCCTAATCTTATGTTCTTGTTGCTTACAAAACGGCCTAGTAATATTAACAAACATATCCCGGAAAGTTGGAAAGTAAATCCCCCGGAAAATGTGATGTTTGGTATTTCATTAAGTTGTGAAAAGAATGTAAAAGATTTATTCCCACACTTCGTAAAAGTAAGAGGACGTAAATTTTTGAGTGTTGAACCTCAAATTGAATCCATTGACCTTGCTGAACCAAATGAAAAATATGGGTATCCTATTCATCATATAGATCGGGTTATCCAGGGAGGTGAAAGCGGACATCATAGAAGGCCTTTTAATATTAAATGGGCTTATGAAATGAAAGAAGTTTGCGAAATAGCAAAAGTACCTTTCTTTTTCAAACAGATAGATAAAATTAAACAAATACCTGAAGATCTCTTAATTCGTCAATTTCCCAAATAGAAATGAAAGTATAAAACTAAACTTAATATAATTGAATCATGAAATTAACCATAAACGATTTTGATGGGTATAGTGAAGACTGTACAACCATAAAAAAGATAAAGTCTTGGATTGAAGAAAAAGGAGGAACTTTTGATATGGCAGAAATGCTTTTAGTTTTTGATAAAGCACATTACAATCTGAAAAGCGAGATCGTCAGATACATTAATTCTGAACACTTGCAAAAATATTTAGAAGAATTTATTTTGGGGGAGAACCAATCTAATAAGTTTTGGAAAGACATACTTGAGTCTAAAGAAATAATAGATTTCAAAGCTAAAGAATTCGGATCAATGCTAAACGCAGAACAGTTAATTGATAGAAAAAAACAGCTTGAAGCATTTTATAAATCAAAGCTTTATTGGCTAGAAAAAGAAATTGAAAAATATAAAGACTTTAAGGATTTCAATGAGCTGTTGCAACAAAATGTAGAATTAAAAAACGGCTATAATTATAAAGACGGCACAGTTTTACAAGTTTTGAATTACTTTTTCAATCAATCTTTTCAGCCACAATCATATGCAATTACCAATACAGTAATGAGATCAGTTCTTTATAATTTATGTATGGTTGCTAAGTTTGATGAGAATGATTTTCTAGAATTAATGAAGAATTTTAATTTCAGTTATTGGGGAGCTGGCTCAATAGAATCATTTTACACTACGATGATAAACAGCGGTAATAATTCTGCTTGGAAATCATTTGAAAAAGCACTTGATAGATATCCATTCATTATTAAAAATAAAAGAATGCATGAAGGAATTAAGTTCAAAGTAGCTGAAGATAATAAGTGGGTTTATTACAGATGCACAGGCTGGAACGAGGACAAAAAAATAAAATTTGTTGTTGAAAATGAAAAGAAACAAAAACGGTTTTCTTTTGATAACAAAGAATTTAAAGCGTTTTTTAAAGATAAAAAAGTAATTGAATTATGAAAACAGGAGTACAACTTATATCTCAAGAAAGAGATCGACAAATACAACAAGAAGGTTATCATATTACAAAAGATAGCAAATACCAAGAAGGAGAACTATTAGATGCAAGTGTAGCTTATATTCGACAAGATGATAGAGCATGGCCTTGGCATCAAGATACATTCAAGCTTACACCACATGATAGAATTAGAGAATTGGTCAAAGCTGGAGCTTTAATAGCTGCGGAAATTGACCGTTTACAATTTGAAATTAATAAATCAATTTCAGATATGAAAACAAAAGAAGAATTATTTAGGATTTACTCAGCCTATTTGCCTTATGATCTGGAAGTAGAATTAAAAAGGGATAGTTTTCCAAAAAGAACAGGAATAGCAAAACTAACACCTGCATTATTATCTTCCATAAATTATGGGGTCACTACAATTAAACCACTTCTTTATCCTTTATCCATGCTCACAAAACCAATAGAGCATAATGGGGATAAGTTTGTGCCAATAGAAAAAATAAATGAAATGGCAGAAAGCGTTACATGTTATTCTTTAGGATTCTATGATGATTACATTAAGCATTTGCCATACTGGATAATTGAAAAACTACTCGAATGGCATTTTAACGTATTTGGATTAGATGAAAGTTTATTTATAGATAAATCAACAATATGAAAGCACTATCAATAAAACAGCCGTGGGCAAGCCTAATTGCTCACGGCATCAAAGACATTGAAAACAGGACCTGGAAAACTAATTTTAGAGGTCGAATTTATATTCATGCATCAGCAAGAACAGCTGAGTTTATCGATTTAGTTAGTAATCCAGCAAGTAACCAATTATTCATTCATTCTGCTTCTTTACGTGATAATCACGATATATTCAAAACATATCCTCATGCCGCAATCATTGGAGAAGTAGACATCATTGATTGTGTTATAAATCATTCTAGTATATGGGCTGAAAAATCAGACTGGCAAGAAGTTGGTTGGACAGAAAAACAAATTTACAATTGGGTACTTGCTAATCCGGTTCTTTACAATAAACCAATATTAAATGTAAAAGGGAAATTAAGCTTCTGGGAATATGAGAAACCCGAAACAGTCATTGTTTCCAAACGGCCAGTATAGATGCATTAATGATAATTGTTGGAAAATTTGGTATCATTAGAAGCCCGAGAAAAAGTAATAAAAGGAAAATTATTAATAATAGAAGAAATATGATAAACCCAAAAATTAAAACAAAAGTAGTTCATTCTCAATCAAAAAATGCATGGAATGTAGTTGCAAAAGCATTAGGAGGGAAGTATAAAATTGCTAGAATCCCTTATTTGGTAATTGATAATGAATTTATTAATGATAGAGAAAAAATGGAAGCTTTTAACCATGCTGAGTTTATTTCAAAATGCTTCAATAAAGCCGATAGTATTATAGAATTACTTTAATATAATAAATGTCTTAGCTACAAATACTAAACAAATAGTAAATTATGAAAAACCTAATACCCCTTACACAATACGTGTTAGAGCAAGAAAAAAAGTATAAAGAAGGTAAAATTGATAAATATGCTTTTATTATCAATACAACAAACTGTGCCAAATTCCTTTTAACGCCACTAGAACTGAAAATGTTTGTACCATGCGATGCAGAAAACAATATTTTACAAGTGCCAGAAAGGTGGAACGACTGGAATTTTGGCATATTAGAAAATTTTTCTGATGAACTTATTTCTAAATGTAAACAATATGAAGAAGCACAATCAAGGGTATTATTTGAGGGTTTTTCTTTAACGATGTTACCATACGTAAGCACCGATTCTTTCATGTTAGTGCATCATGATGTAGGCATAGTAGTGTGCTACCATGAAGTAAACGCAGATCATATATGTTGGAGATTTAAAACAATGGAAGATTTGATAAGGTGTAAATTACCATTAATAAGTGAGGCAATACAGAAATATAACTTTTAAACCCATTAAGATTAAATTATATTTTATTTAATTATTGAATCAATAACTAGTCAAATAAATAACTAAATTCTCTTGACACTCAAAATATTCAACCCTAATATTGCTTTGTAATTAACACATTATAAATCAATATTATGGCTACACTTTTATTTACTCCCAGGACTACAATCGATGCAAATTTATTTCAATATCGCTTAGACAATTCATGTTATAACGCTGAATGGAATATGCGGACCGGAGCTTACGAATTTGAAGAAGAAGATAAAAACATCGATGAACTCGAAGAGGAATTATCATCCTCAATTACTTATGACATAGACGGATATTTTGAATTGCAAAACTAAAGACAAAATGAAGAAGTACATTCCAACAGACGAAACGGACCAACAAGATCCCAGATACTTATTTTCATTAACTTCACTAGATTTACTTGGTGCGATAGTTAAAGGAGAAATTGACCCGGTAGAATTAGCAAGAAAGCAATTAGAGAATAGAGGTTATAATGAAGATGGATTCTGGGTTGGGTTTAAAGAATAACGTTCAACTCTATATAAAATAATAATTTAAAACTAAGCCACTTTTATAGGTGGCTTTTTTTATTATAACAAATATTGTTATTTAATAACATATATTGTTATTTTTGTTGCATAATGTAACCAAAGAAAAAAACAGCATCAATGAATCAGCCGACCATCAATTCAAGAGTCATTAAAACAGAGCTAATCAATTGGCGTGAGCTTCAATTTATTCAACAAGACAACTTTAAAGAATGGGTAAATAGCGGGGAACAAAAACTGATTGAATCTATTTTAAAATATCAATTCATTGCTCCATTTATGGTTTGGCAAAACGAAGGTGTGAATTATTGTCTTGATGGCCGGCACCGCTATATGGATTTAGAGAAAGTTTCAGGATTGGGTGCAAACGTTCCAGAACTATTGCCGGCAACTTTTGTTGATTGTGCTAATATGAAAGAAGCGGCCGAATTGGTTTTAGTGTATTCAAGTGCTTACGCCAGAATCACCCAACAGGGGCTATTTGATTTTGTAAATAACTTTGATTTAGACTTTCCAGATCTACAGGCGATGATGAACATTCCAGAGTTTGACGATGTCGCATTTCAGGGATTATTAAATAAAATGGAAGGAAACGAAGAAGAAAAAATCATTTCACTAGCATTGAAAGATAGCTTTATATTTTCTCCCTTTTCAATTTTAGATACACGTTCTGGCGTATGGCAGGAACGTAAACGTAAATGGTTAGCACTTGGTTTCAATTCTCAGGAAACAAGAGAGGATGTAGAAATAATTGCTAAAAGTGGACAATCGACAGCTATTTATGAATTGAGAAATAAAATGCGTGAAAGTTTGGGCCGAGATCCGGAATGGGACGAAATCCTGGAATACGCAAAGAAAAAAGGAATGCACATTTATGAAGGTGCAAGTATATTTGATCCTGTACTTTGTGAATTGTCATACCGGTGGTTCTGCCCGGATGGAGGTAAGATATTAGACCCGTTTGCCGGAGGTTCTGTTCGTGGCATAGTTGCCGGCGTTCTTGACTTTAATTATGTTGGGGTTGATCTAAGGCCGGATCAATGTGTTGCAAATAGAAACCAAGCATCAATTTTAAATTTAGATGTAGTTAAAACACAATGGTTGGCAGGAGATAGTAACGAGGTTTTAGAAAAAAAACTAAGTGAAGATGGATTTGATTTTGTTTATTCTTGCCCTCCGTATGCTTATCTGGAAAAATACAGCGATGACCCTAAGGATTTATCTAACATGGATTATGAGGACTTTAAGGATGTATACTTTAGTATCATCAAAAAGTCTGTTGAACAATTAAAGGATGATCGCTTTGCCTGTTTTGTAGTTGGTGATGTTAGAGATAAAAAAGGGTTTTACTTAAACTTCGTGAGTGATACGATACAAGCATTTAAAGATGCGGGGATGGAACTATATAACGAAATTATATTAGTAAACGTAGTAGGCAGCTTGGCCATTCGGGTGCGTCGTCAGTTTAATGGAGGCAGGAAAATTGGTAAAATGCATCAAAATGTATTAGTGTTCTATAAAGGAGATCCTAAAAAAATCAAAGAAAACTATCCGGAATTGCATTTAGAAGAGGATATAGAATCGTTCAACAATGAATTAATGGAGATTTAATAATTACGCAGTAATTTTGATACAAATATTAAAATTACTGCCATGGATGAAAAAAAACAAGTTGAGATTATGAGCGCTACAGTAAATTCAATTAAAGAACTTTTAGAAAAAAGATTATCAAATAGATTAGATGCTCTCGAAGCAATCGCTACAACGTCATTAGATAATGTTCCGGAATCAATTCAAAAAATGCGAGAGGAAGAAGCGTCTAAAACAAGGGCCGTAATTCAAGAACAAAGGGATATTCTTGATATAATTAAATCTTTATTCCCAAATACATAAAACAATATGCCCGGCGTCAGGTCAAGTAAATTAGAAACCGAAAAAAGAGTATTCACTATCCAGGGGTGGATAATCAATGGCGTACCCGACTATTTAATTTTAAAAAACATTGAGCAACAGTTTAAGAATAAGGATGGCCAATTCATTAAAAGGAGGCAATCTAAGGTACTGTTGCAAAAGGCCTATAAAATATGGCATGAAGAACAAGAAGCGACCATTGAACAAAAAAGAGCTCTAAAAATTGCAAAGCTAAAACAGGACATTCGTTCAATGGGATCTGAATTCAAAAATACACCTCAAGGTATGGCTGTTTTACTTAACTACGAAAAAGAAATAAACAAACTTGAAGCCTTATATCCTGCAACAAAAGTTATACTCCAAGGAGATAAAGACAATCCTATAGTCATAAGTAATTCTGAGGAACGAGAAGCACGCATAGCTCAGCTAATCGCTAAAGCCGGAATAAAATAA